CAAATGAAGGTAAAAAGGAGACCTAAGATCTCCTATAATAACTTCTTTTCGGAGATACTCCGATTGAAGGAATATCACTGGAGTGAGCCCGGTCCAAAGTTACACTTTGAACGGGTTATGTCCAGTGTCAGTTCTCGGGGGTTACCCCCAAAAACTGATTCAACCCCGTCGATACAAAAATTCAAGGAAATTGTGTCAACGGGTTTCTCCGTCGATGAGAATCTTTTAGATTCTCTCGGACGTGAAGCTAATGAACTAGGCCGACTTTGTCGGTCCAAAGTTCATAAATTTACCTGGCACTATTCTGTGAATAGGGCAGGTTCTCTTATGTCCTCTATTAAAGAGGGCGGTAAGATAAACGAGATGTTTGAGGACTTTAAGTCCTTTTACCTCTCGATACCAGATGAGGGCTCTGTTATACAGACCCCATTTGGAGAGCTAGTCACCTATGCAGGGATTCCCCGCTGGAAGACTGCTTTTAGACCCGAGGAAGATTTTATGAATCTCCTCGACTCTGACTTTCCAGGTCCAAAGCTTACGCTTTTGGATCTGGAAATGGAGGGACACGCCGGCATAGACGGCGCCTTCTCTCATCAGGTCTATTACTTAGCTTATAGCTATGCAATGGACCATAAGAACGTTCCCATACCAGTAAGGGTAGTTTCGCTACCCGAACCTGGTGGGAAGGTTAGAATTGTTACTTGTGGGCCATGGTGGCTCCAAGTTTACAATGCGCCTTTCTCGCACTACTTTCAGGAGTGCTTGAAAAGTGATTACGATGGCAATCCTTGTTTATATTCAAGGTCGCCATCGTGGGATGCTTATATGACTCTTAGTCGTATTAGGCATTATGAGGATCATGAGTGGCTTTTTAGCGACATGACCTCTTGCACGGACACATTCCCAAGGGATCTGTCTGTGAGATTATTGACCCAATTTGCCGATGGCATTGGGCTTAATCCTTCTGATCCACTAGTTACACTAATGTTTCAGATCACAACCTCTAAGAGATTAGGTCTCATAGAGGATGGTACTAGCGTGCTCATGGAGCGCGGCCAGTTAATGGGCGAGTCAATGACTAAGTCATTGCTGACCATATTTATGTGCTGCCTAAGGCGGTACACAATTAAGTCCTTTGATCCTAGGATCAAGAGGATTCCGGAAGATCTACCAATTTGGTATATGTTCCATATAGGAGGAGATGACCATTTGGTTCATGGACCTCCTAACTACCTCGACTATGTCATGGACATAGTGGGTAAGTCTGGATTTATTATAGATCCAGAGAAGTACGGCCGTACGAAAATCGGAGGCCGCTACTTACAAGTACCGTTTGATATGAGAGGGCTTGATAAGCCCTTTGATCCAACCGGTATCTTCAACAGAGAGGAGTACTATAAGTACCCTTACTGTGACTCATTTAAGGCAAGATTACTTGCCCCCCATGAGAAGCCACATACCGCCAAAGGCGAGTTAAATGTAGCAATAGGCAAGGCGATTTCCTTGGGAAAGACACTTGCCTATCTACCTAGGGACCAATATTCTTTGGATATTAGGTCCAGGTTTTTCTACAGGATGGGTAGATTACTACCATCCCGTATAACAGAGACATCGATATTTTATCAGATGCTCTTACCTCAGGAATTGGGAGGCTTTGGCCTCCTAATCGATGAGGAATTCGATATGGTCGTCAAAAGATGTCCATTACCGACTAAGGTATTCGTATCCCGTCTTATGGACGGGGTATGTACCTTCCCTGAATTGCGCCTCTTTAAGAGGCTCGTTCAGAATAGTCCACTTCCATCTCTTGATATTCAAAATATGGAAAGGACACTAGATGCTCTTGTACCAGATTGGTCAGGATCATCTCTAGAATTCAAGATCGATACAAACCTTCCTAAGAATGAGTGGTTATCGAAGCTTGAACTCGAAAATATCTATACACTAGACAATCTTGTGAATAGAGTTTTGCACCTTGCTGTTGAAGTAGGTGATATTGCCGAGGTACGTAAACCCATTAGGGATATACCTTGGAGAACCCGATACTGGAACCTATGGTCCCATTATCAGAAATTAGTCCCCCTGGACTATAAGTGCAGGGAGGACTTTTCTTATGACCTTGTTAAGCAAGGCCTAAAGAAGATTCACACATATCGTCTAAAGGACTTAAATATGTATGAAGAGCGTGGCTTCGTGATTACATGGAGCACGCTTAACACAGGTGATGTAACCGACTTATATTATATGTCATATAGTGACATCATAAATCGGGTATACCCTGTGCTAGGGGTCACATTTAATGTGACTTCTGGTTCCAAATAAAGTTGACTGCCAACCCAGAGGTTAGGCACTTTACTCAGAACAATGTTTCTAG